ACTTTATTAATAGCTGACCTATTTAAGTTTCTAAAGAAATATCTTTTAACTCTACCATCTGCAATAGGTTCAATTTGTCCTGATCCACTATGAATATAAATATCATTATTATCTACTACAAAATGCCTACCTTCAAACTCAACAACGCAGTCGGTATTTAAAATACCATATGAGTCAGAGTAACCACTTACATTAGCTCTACCTTGGTTAATAGACAACATACTGATACTATCAGATGTATAAATAAACATGTTGCCACGAAGGGTAGCCATATCTAGTACTGGTGAAGTTGAGGATAATTCAAACTCATCAGCAGTATCAGTAGTTAAACCGGGTTGCCATGTTTGTGGAATACCACCAGTAGGTGCTTGTACAGATACTCTAATAGTACCTGGTGCATAAGTAATTGTACCACCAGAACTAATAGTTAAATTACCAGCCACTAATGAATAATTTAATGCACGAATTACTTTGGCAGTTACTGTTAGTCCTGCGGTGTAATTCCAGTTTGGTAGTGGTTGTAATGCATTGCTTGCGTTAACACTACCGAACAAACAATATAATGGGGTTGATTTACCATTGTTAAATACAACAGCGTATCCACCATTAAAATAAGTAAATTGCCAGTCACTGTTTGCATATTCAGTAGCGGATGAACTGAACATGCTTGACTGATTACCAGCGGAATCTATACGAATAAAGTTACCATTTTTAGCAAAGATATTATATCCCTGATCTGGTCTTCTCCAATGCACACCAAAATCGGGTGCGATACTTACTACTCTACCAGTAGTTTCTCCGGTAATTGTTTGAACAGAATCATCAAAAAATCGTACATTAAGAACATCTGTAAAGGTGTTTGGCGGTACGATCATTTGAGGTGCATCTGTGTTTAAACCACCGGAACCTAATTGTTTAATTTGTTCTGACATATACGATCTCCATATTAAATCTTTTCTTTAATAAAGGCTCTTACTAATTGACCAACAATATCTGACCTTACGATATCGTCTACTGTAAACTTTACAATAGGGATTTCAATATTATGTTTCTCACAGATTTTACAAAACTTAATAATATTAGACCCATTATCAATATCTGACTGAGTAGCATCACCCATAAGAATCATCTTAGAGTTTTCACCTAATCGAGTTGTAATAGCTTTTAATTCTTCGATTGTAAGGTTTTGGCATTCATCAACTAGCACTAAAGAATTTTCAAATGATCTACCTCTAATAGTTTCAAGAGGCTGTAATTGAAGAATATTCTTTTCTAAAATATAATCGTATTTAGTTTTGCCTAGTTGTTTTTCTAGTACACTAATTAATGGTAATAACCAAGGGGTTAGTTTTTCATTAATATCACCAGGAAAGAAACCTAAAGATCTACCTGTTGGTACGTTACTACGGGTAAGAATAATATGATCATACTTACCTGTTAAATATAATTGAGCTACTTTAGAGGCAGCACAATAAGTTTTACCGACACCAGCAGCGCCTAGAGTGACGGTAATAGGGAATTCATGAATAGCGTCTAACAGTAGACGTTGATTTTCCGTTTTAGGTTGAATATGAAATGAACGTTCATCACGTTGAATACGTTCACTACGCTGCTTATGTACTCTTTTCAATTTATAATCCTTAACTACAGATTACCATTTAACTTTGTTTGCCCAATAAGCTGCGCTTAATGGACCCTTAGCAATATCTTTAGCATGTCTCGCTTTGAATGACTCTCTGCGATTACGATATGATTCAGACTCGCCTTCTTTTTTAGGGCTACCTTGTGTACCTTGTTCACCAAACCTAATAAGTCTTACTTTAGTACCTTCTTTAACAAGTACAGCATGAGACTTAGTAGGGTGACTGGGTGTCCGCTTAGGTTTATTATAGCCCTCGAATTTTTCACCTGCATATTCAATCATTATTGTTTCCTATTAGGTTCCGCCTACAGGCCAGAAGTGATTGTTTTAAGATTTCGGCTTTGGAAGCTTCCCCGATAAGAAATTCTGCATCCTCTCTAAATAGTTGTTCTCCAGTGCTTCCTGTTCCTGAGCAGACAGAGGTGCAATTATTAACTTCTTTGATGGTAACTCTTTCGGGACGGTTCCGCAAGCTACTAACAATGATACTATGCTTAGAATTAATAGCTTTAATTTCATTTTCTTTTTCCAGTTGATTTGCAACAAACTCTTTTTGTAATTTTTTAAATTTAGTTTGTTGGTCTTCTAATTGTTTAATATAGGATTTTGATTGCCGATCAAATGCTGTCTTATAGCCATAATCGTAGGATATATAACCGACAAATAAAATAAATAATAACTGTAAAATATATTTAACCATTAATACACATCCTATATTCTTCTTGTCTACGTTTTGTAAGGCCAGGTAATGGGTTACCTTTAAACTTATCCCATCTAAGAATTTCTTTACATGCTGCCTCATAGTCGTATTCTTTTAATTTCTTAACTAGGGTGGACTTACAAAAAGCATTTTCACCGATATTGTAAGTTAGAGATACATAAGCATTATACTCGTAGGTGTGCATAGGAACTCCTGCACATCTTTTAACAGCCTTTTCAAATTTATCTGCATCACTAAGTAATCGAATTAACGCTCTCTCTACAGTTATTTTGTCACCAATTTTTACATTTTCAGTAGTACCAAAGCCAATGGTAGCCACATCACCCTTAACTGGTGTGTAAGCTTCAGACCTAAAACCTTCATGTACTGCGATACTTACTAATGCAGATGCTGAAAGAGAAAGGGAAGCTACCTTCATACGTTCAATCATAGTAGCCCCCTTTGTAATTAATTATTTTTAGTTACAACATCTTTATAGATTGAATATAAC